CGCAATGCCAGACGCGATGCTGTCAGTCCCCGGCGTTCTGCAAGATGTGGTTAATTACTACACAGTCACAGCAATCAAGCCACAGCCACAGTTCGCCGTTCAGTGCGCCCTCGCCTTCGGGTCAGTGGCAATGGGCAGGCGCTGGGTTACAGATCAGCGTAACTTTACCAGCCTGTACTTCCTAAACATTGGTGAGACTGGATCTGGAAAGGAACACACCAAGACAGTCCTAGAAGAGCTACTCGAAGAGGCTGGACTTGAAGAGCTGATTGGTCCAGCGGGTTACACATCTGGGGCTGGCGTTATGTCCACCCTCACCAAAAAGCCAACACACGTTGCAGTGGTTGATGAGCTTGGACGCCAGCTAAAGGCAGCATCCGCAAAAGGTATGCAGCACAAGGCAGATGCACTCACATCAATAATGGAATGCTTTGGTCGCCAAGATGGCACACTTCGCCAGCAAGGCTATGCAACAAACACCATGAAGTCTTCTGAGGCAGCAAAGCTCGAAACCGTAGTCAAACGCCCCAGCCTGACCTTAGTCGGCATGTCCACGCCGTCAGAGTTCATGCAGGCAATCGGTGGTGGCGATGTAGCGTCAGGTCTTCTCAACCGATTCCTGATCGTAAAGTCAGAGATCGGGGTGCAGCTATCCCAAGAAAAGCGTCGATCCTCAATATCAGATCGTCTAGCAGCTTGGGCAAAGGAACACGCAGCCGCACATGAGGGCGACCTAGATGCAGGAAATGCAAACGACATGCCGCCACATCCAATCGAGGTGATCTTCACACCAGAAGCCAAGAAGCTCCTGCGCGAGTATGAGGAACGTCTGGTCGCAGCAATCAAGAAAGAAACAGGCACGGGTCTAGAGGCCATGTACAATCGATCCAGAGAGATCTCCATGCGCCTGTCACTGATCATTGCCAGATCAATGGGCCAAGATGAAATCGGACCAGACGCAATGCAGTGGTCAATTGATTACGTCGATCACTACGCCAAGCAAACCATAGAAATGTTCCGTTTGAACATGGCTGAAGGTCCGTTCGAGGCAACCTGCAAGGCTGTATATGCTCGCATCGAAAAGGCTGGGCTGGGTGGGCTAACTGAGCGTGACCTGTCCCGCAGCGTGTCAGCCTTTGCAAACTTGGATCGACGCAAGCGTGGTGATGTCCTAGACGTTCTGCAAACAGACAGGGGCATAGAGTGCCGCGACCAAAACGAGGGGGCCAGAGGGCGTCCGCGCTTCGCATACTTTGCTCCACCACTGAATTAGGAGAAGACCAATGGCCAAGTGGAACCTAGACAGCCTATCAAATAAAGGAAAAACAATGACCAAATACACCCGATCAGAGATCCTAGATACCGCCAAGGAATACGTCACCAAAGATCGGGCAGCGACCCACGGAGATATGGAGAGCAATTTGAAAACCATATCTGAGCTGTGGTCAGTTTACCTAGACGCAAACATAAAACCCCATGATGTTGGGGTCATGATGAATTTGCTGAAGTGCGCCCGTATAAAGTCTAACCCAAGAAACCCAGACAATTGGCAGGACGCGGCTGGTTATATGGCTTGTGGTGGGGAGCTTATTGCCGAAAAACCATTTGAGCCTTTACCCCCCAAACAGGGTGTGATCTAAGTAACCCGTGAGTGGCTCCATATTAACATTTCGCTAAATTTCTCAGTCACGGGACGGGTTGTTTGTGTTTGTTTTATTGGTCACGTTGCTACCAAATTGCGCCACAGTTTAGACTGTCAACGGCCACTCACACGATCACCCCTATCTTGGTAACTTAAACCGCTTCACGATGTAGTTGGCTTCCTTTGTGGTCATGCCCAACAGACCCGCAATCTCACCCACTGTCATATCCTTATTTAACATACGATCTATCGTCTCTGCCTCCTTGGACAGCGTCAGTAAAGGTGCGCCACCTAACTTGCCATTTCTAATGTGCATGTTTCTGTTGTGGTGGTTGGGCTGCGGACCACGAAGGCTTGGGTGCTTGGTGCGGTCAATTTTGTTTAAATCATTCCACGCCGATAAGTACAGATCTTGGTACTTCTCTATTTGGTGCTGAGTCTTCACTTTAATCATCTTTTTGCCCTTTCTGAATTATGGCATGTTTATTGTCAGTATTTATGACAAGACTAAAATCGATGTTTTTCTTAACGATCCCAGTGGTTTAAGTATTTATGGCATTTATGGCATTTATGGCATGTACCCTAACACTATTTTACACCCCCCATAGTACCCCCCTAAGTGGGGGAGAGTAGGTGTGTATGACAGTATGACAATAATAATAATAATAATATAATATATATATAATAACTATAAGAATAAGGAGTATCCGTTGGGTGAATTATGGCAGATTTGGTATATGCCATAAATATGACGTTAATGCCATAAATCGATTTAGGGTTCGTTTTACTGCAAGGCCGTGATACCAGAAAATCAATACCCGTTAATGTCTGTCTATTTTAGGGACAGTCTCAGAAAGGAATCGAAATGAATACCGTCTACATCGTCACACGACCCACAGAAAATAAATTTGGGTGGACGCCAGACCTCACAGACGCAGCACGATACGGAAAGTTCTCCGTCATCTTCGAGCCAGAAGATAAACCACAGTTCAATCCAGCCGCTGCAATCAACACAGCCAGAAAGGTTATGGATGGATTCAGTGAAGATGATTTCTTGTTATGGCCCGGTGGAGGTGATCCTATCGCCGTCATGATCGCCTGCATGGTCGCAGCCGAAGAAAGCGAAATCGTCAACGTCCTGCGATGGGAACGTAACTTCGATGAGATCAGAGACAGACGCAAAGGCTGGTACATGCCAGTCAAGATGAACATGTCATAAAACTTTCTCACCTAACACACTTGCAATACACTAGGTAGTGTACTATATAGAGTGTATAGGAAATGAGAAAGGAACTTAGAAATGACCGACATCTACACAAAGCGCGCAAATATCCGCAACATTCACAAGATGAACGATATGTCTGACGCAGAGCTTTTATCTTTGGTTGCCCTTAATGAAAAAATCGCGGCAGAACACCGTGAGCCTTTCGGAAGCCTCATAGCGGCAGCTTCTGCCAGTGCTATCGCCGCAGAGGCTTTCCGCTTCTACTCAGGCCGCAACTAAATGAAGGGCGCATACGAAAGACAGCACAGCAGAGGATGGTCAGATGATGACATCCTAGACGCTCTGCACATGCGTGATGAAGGCTTCACCATGAGAGAAATCGGAAACCACTTCGGCGTAACAAAAAATGCCGTGATAGGAATGGTCAACAGGGTCATGAATGAAAGTAGGTAATTATGAGCTTATCCGTAACACACTGCCCAATGTGCAAAGGCCGCGTTAAACTTCAAGCCAAAGACTCAAGGCCGCACGAAGCATACGGCTTTCCAACAGTCAAAAGAAGGCGCGTCTGCACACAGTGCAACTTTAGAATAACAACAATCGAATTGCCCATAGAAATAGGCAATCAAGTATTCGAAGAGGAATAAATCATGATCGTAAAGTCGTGGAAATTTAAAGGATTCACATCAGACATCCCAGAATGGGTGCAGCAAGAAACCAGCAAACGCGCTGGCAATCCAGACATCTGGGTCCACACACAGCGTGGCGAAGTGCCAGCACACATAGGACAGTGGATCTCAATTAACCTGCGTGGCCACGTCGATATTCACAAAGAAAAACCAGAAAGATGGGCAAAAGAAATGATGGCAGGCACAGCATTCGTAGTTCTAATAGCCGCAGTTCTTGTCATATTCCTAGCAATGTGATGGAGGATTTCAATGTAAAAATCACCGTCAGAAATAATAGATTGCTACAGGCAGTTCTCAAAAAATATGAATCCGTAGCAGACTTGTCGCGCAAAATGGGTCGTAGTCAGGGGGCAGTTAACGCTCTTGTCGCTATGAAAACCAAACCCATTACCGAAAAAGGATGGACTAATCTCGCGTCCGATGTAGCCGCAATGGTTGAAAAAGAACCAGAACAGCTTTGGCCAGAACATCTCCAAGACATCAGGCTGTCAACGTCCACGTCAGAATTTACCATCGATATGGAGGGCGTGAAACAAATAATGTCGGATAAATCAGCAGAGAAAATGATAGCCCACTCACAAGTGTTGCAGCAACTTGATACTCGACTAAACGACACGCAGAAAAAAGTAATAGATATGCGCTTCTATCAAGAGATGACCCTAGAAGAAACTGGAAAAGTTTTAGGCTTGAGCAGGGAGCGCGTAAGGCAGATCGAATGCAAATCTCTAAGAAGAATGA